ATGGCAGTAATCACGAAGGCCGATCTTGTATACAAATACACTTGGTCGGCTGACCAGGGCGACAATCCTAATTACACAGGAAAATTGGACCAGGACAAAGTCGACCGTGATGAAGGATACGAGGTTCTGCGCTTTCTGAATCGGATGTGTACGGACAAAGCGCAGGCCCTACACGCAGAGCGTCTTATCAAAACGAAATTGCCCGGCACGGTTCAAAAGCGCGCAGAGATACATCAGTGGCTGATCGATAACTGGAAACTCTGACGATACACCCAGGCCTGCAAGCTTCTGAGCTTGCAGGTTTTTGGACCCACCATGTCAAGGTGACCGGGACTATTCGCCAAGCTGTTGATTTTAAAAAGAAATCGTCCTTCCCGGAGGTAACCAAAACCGCGCCTATCACCCTATAAGAATCAACAACTTACAACTGTATTTCGCTACAGCTTTTCCCCTCCCCGGCGTCCTGCCGACCGCACACCTACTCCCCGTCATGATCCCGAATGCTATGAGTCACCACACCCCAAACATCGAATTCATCCGACTCCAGAATGTAGCGGTCCGGGTACGCCTTGTTGCCAGAACGAAGGATGATCTGGCCGCATGAAGCGCGGGCTAGGTACTTCACTGTCGGCTCCTGATTAATTACGCCGATAACGATGCACCCTGGCACCGCCTCCCGACCTTTATCGACGATCAGCAGGTCACCGCTGAATATCCCAGCATCACGCATGCTGTCGCCCTCGCATTTCACAAGGTATGTTCCTGGCGCGCGAAGGTTGAGTAGCTGGTCGAGGGATATTTCAAGGTGATCGGGGGCGTCCATGACGAAGACTCTACTGTATGGGCGTACAGTTAAATAGACCGCAGGAGTTGGGTCAATACTGGATGAGTGGGTTTGCGACGGGTGACTCTTTAAGGCACATTCTTAAAAAATACGTGATGCCCAAGCTTCAGCGTCTGCTTGGCCTTCGCCGCCCAAGCTGGCGCCTTGGCCATGGTGGTGGCGTAGTAGTGGGTCGCACCGCCAGTTGGATCTGAATAAGCACCATCTATCACGGCAGTCGCCACCATCACCGCCTTGGCCATCTCTCCGACCGGGATCGGCTTCGCGCCACTCAGGAACGGAAAGTTCGGGTCGTTCTTGTTCCAGCAGCTGAACTGGTACGGTTTCAGGCACACACCGGCGTAACCTTCTCCCCACCATGATTTGGCTTTGCCGTCGTTCACCCGATTGCGGATGGTCCAGGCCACGGCCACCATCCCGGCCAGGGTCTCGCCGCGAGCCTCGCCCCACAGCGTGCGCGCCAGTACATCGCGGTCTTTTTCTGCGTCGGTCATGTTTTTCTCCAGGCAAAAAGAAGCCCGCTCAGCAGCGGGCTCTGATGGAATTCGTGTTCGTCAGTCTCCAGAGGAAGAAAACCCCGAACTTGTCGGGGTTGTTGTGTACTGCTTGGCCGCGCCGATCCTGACGCCGGCCCAAAACATCCAGGCCCGCCATCGCGCTACACCCTCTGCCCGCAGCGCCCGGTACAGCACCGCGTCGGCCTGCTTGCGGCTCAGCGGTCCATGTTCGTACAGCCAGTCATGCACCGTCGCGGCGTAATTGCCGTAACCGGACACCAGGGCAAATAGAATGAACAGGAAGGCGTTGTGCAGAACCTTGATGCTGGCAAAGTCCGTGGTGTAACCGGCGGGCACGGTGATAACGCGTTCGTCTTCGTCGGCCAGCACCAGTTCAGCCAGTAGAGTGAAAGTGCGCCGGTCGATTTGGTCGGTTTTCAGTGTGGTGACGAAACGGCTCATGCTGGCCACCCCTGCTCGATCATATCGGTGGTGATCGACCCATCAATGACGGAGGCCTGCAGCTCGGATTCCCGAGTGAAGCAGGCTTGCACGTGATCGCTCACCGCGTCGGCCATAATCAGCACCTGGTCGGCCGGCAGATCGATGAAGCCTTCGACCGTCTTCCAGTGCAGGGTGTAGCTGCTGTCGCGACTGGCCCGCAGCGCTGCGCCGTTGATGAGCAGTTTGCTGCGGTCGTCGGTGTCCACCGGCATGCCGCCGAGAATGATGCCCCCGGTTTCGGCAGCCCAGCGGCGGGCAGCGATCAGCGCTAGCCAGTCCGGCGCAGGCTCCGGCACCGCGTCAACCACCGGAGCGGACGCCAACTTCTCCCAGCCCCCTCCCGTCCAGCGCGCTACCTCAATGCCACTGAGTTTTGGTGGCGCTGCGGGGGTGCTGCGCATAGGAAGTGCATCAGTCGAATCTACCTCTACCACACCTGCATATAAGGACTGCTGGTTCCACAAATAGAGTTTCATGCGGCCTCCCGCGCTTTAATGAATGTTTTCAGCCCGCTAGGTGCGGCCACCGCAGGTACTATGAATTGAGTATTTTGGTCGTAGCTGTAGAGGCTTTCGCTGCGGCGAATGCTTGCGCCGCCATTGAGAGCGACCGTGTTCCCTGCCGCCTTAATCCGAGTTACGGCTGTAGCCAACCCGCTGGGAGTGGTCTCAGTGAAAGTGAAACCGTCATCAAGACTAATCCAAAGAACGCCGGTAGAAGTGCCAGCAATCCATACTCCACCGCCTACGCCTTCAACAGAGCGAAAGTCCGGGGTGCCAGACACGGCAGACGGTCTGAATGTTGCTGCATCGTCGGTACTTCGGATGATGGTTCCAGATGCACCAACAGCAATTACGGTTCCAGCCTTGGAACCAATTGCTTTGAGATCAGCGGTAACACCTGTATTGACCGCATTACCGACACTGGTCCCTGCTGTAGTGACCAGCCCTCTCGACATTCTGCCTAGTGTCGTCACGACGATGTTGTACGCCCCTGTGCGAGCGGCACCAGCAGCACCCGCATCTATCTGCACCAGCCCGCCAGCTGCTGCATAAGCGCTCCACTGGCTGCCAGACGGCGCGTTGAGAAACAGCGAGGTCCACATGGTCCACTTGTTATAAATGTCCAAGTCTGAGCCTGTCAGGACCAACCCCCCATCCGCGCTAGTTTCGAGAACTAACCGCGCCCTATTATCAAACACGCGCAGGTTGCTGTTGGTATCGCCTACCGACCAGGTGGCCCCGCCGTCCACGCTTATAGAGAAGGCTACGTTTTTGTTTGATGTATCGTAATGCCCCCCAACCACCACCCAAGTGTCATTTACATATCCTACCGCTTGAACCCTAACTCGCCGGACCGATATCGGCGCCCAGGTCTTTGCATCATCAACACTGCGCAACACATAACCCAATACCGAAGTAGAGGTGCCCGTGGTATCTGACACGGCAGCGATCCACGTCCCTTTACCATCGGTAGCCATATCCAGAACTGTGTAAGCGCTGGTATTGGTCACCCCTTGGAATGAATAAACACCGGGAGTCGGAAGCTTGCCGATGATCGGGTACAACTCAGGGTAGGAAGACTGAAGATAAACGCCGCCAGTTTGGATATAGCTTGCATCCTGAGCTTTGACAGCCATCACAACTTGGCCGATCTGATCCCTCGCGCCCCAGCCAATCACACCATCTCCTCTAACCTTCAGAAACGTATGAGGGATCCGTTGCGACGGCAGACCAGTTGCTGCACCCGCAGCCTGCGCAGCGGCTTGGGCTTCTCCTTTCGCAGAGGTCGCAAGCGCTACTTGGTCTTTGGCAAGTTGGACCTGCTGCGCCCCGGCAGCACTGGCGTCGGTTACCGCCTTTTGGGCAGCGAGCTTGGCAGTGTTCGCGTTGCTGGCGGATTGCGCCGCCGCGCTTGCCGAGTCAGCAGCAGCAGACTGCGAAGCCGAGACAGCCGTCATGGTTTCGGCCATCCAGGTGATGGCCAAGTTCATCTTTAGAGCAAATGGCGGCAGCGCGGCCGCGAATGTGTCTGCGGCCTGGTTGAAATCTTCCTGGCCTTCAGATCGCGACGGTGCGGGCGGGAACACGGCAAAAGTTGGTGCAGCCATTAGATAAGTCCCTCAATAGAAAGCTGGCAGTCAGAAACGTCCGGCCCGGAATAAATCAGGTCGAATGATTTGAAAAAGCCGTAAATGATTGTCGCTTCGTATGTTTCTTCGCCGATCCACACCACCGGCTTGGCGCGAACATCGATCAGCATTTTCCTGATCTTGGACACGCGAACAGTGTCGACAACGACGGCGAAGTCTCCGGTATCGGAATAAGCTCCCTCCAGCACCACTAAGTTGCCGAACTTGTTCCGATTCTTCGTGCTGTAGTCGTCAATCCCGACCTTTGCGCCGAACGTGGTGATGCCAATCGGTATCAGCTTGCCGATCACCAGCGCGCCAACGCTCGCCGTAGAAGTGCTGGTAACTGTGACGGTGACGTTGGCTGTGCCGTAGGCAGGTAGATCAAGAAAGACCAGGCTGGTACGTACGTCGATATCGGCGAAGAACCAGTCGTACCAGTTGTCCACCCCTGCATCCACGAGGCTGATCGTCCGAGAGTAGACCTCCCCCTCAACCGGGTCCGTTACGGTAACGGTCACTGCGCCACCCTGGACGTTGAACAGCGCCAAGGAGTTGACCACCGTGCCGGGTTTGATCGTTACAGTCACATTGCCGGGATTCGAGGTGGCGGTGCCAACAACTTCATCGAACATTCGCCACTTGTTCGTGTAACCGACTTCCATCCATGTGGGAGGGTCTTTGAGGAGCCCCGCGAGAGGCGCATCTGTTGTTGTTGAGGCAAGCACCTCGTAAACCTTGTGCTCGGCAGCAATCATCTTGCGCACACCCAGGGTATTCGTTCCCGCCACCCACTCTGGATAATCATTTTCAAGAACATTCGAACTGACTAACTTCGCGGGAGTGACCTCAATAGGCCGGATAAACCTCATACAGTCACACTCGCTTTTTTAGTGGCAGGCAACCCTTCGTTATCCCACTTGCTGAAGAGTTTTCGGTTCTTGTCGGAATCAACTTTCATCGGCCCCACGATCTGCTTCACAACGTCGATAAGCGTGTCGACCTTGCGTTCCAGCAGCGCATTCGTCCCAGCGGTGCTGCTTGGAGAGGTCGATTGGCTCGAAGTGAAAATGCCAGCCGGCGCCGCAACATTCAGAACTGGACCACCCACTGCGAACGCAGGAACCTGCAGGCTGTTCATCTGATCCAGCAGCCCCGGACCAAACATGCGAACCGCCTCCGCACTCATCACGTATTCGCCATTCGAAAGCCAAGACAGGATGCTGTCGCTTGTCCCTGTGCCAGGCCCAGAAATACGGCCGCCAGAAGCGTGGGCCTGAATCGACCCGTTCGCGATTGCCGCGTTTTTGATTGCCTGCTCAAGCTGAGCAACTGTCAGCGCACCCGAGTTGACTTGATCGGTCCAATACTTCGAACCCGCAGCATCGGCCACCCCGCCCAACGATTGCTGATAGGCGGTTTTGATCGCGTTCTCGATGGCGGCGTTTTTGATCGCGCCTGCAAGCTGGTCATAACCGACAGCGCCAGTGCTGACCTGGCCTTGCCAATACTCCTTGCCCTTCCCGTCCGCGTTCTGACCCAGCAGATTTTGGTAAACCGAATCGATCAGCGTGCCAGCGTTAGCCGGAGTAGCTGACTTGACGGTGCCCAGCGCGGCAACAACCGCCGCGTTCATTGCCTTGACCGCCTCCACGACACTCAGAATCGAGTTATCAACGCCGTTGAGTGCGTCCAGTTGTGCCTGGGCGAACTCCAACTGAGCATCGAATGCGCTCATCTGGTTGTCGTAGGCCAGCTTCGCCTGTTTCAACTGATCTTCGACAGACTTCGCCAGCCGCTCTGCGCTGGTGAGCTGCTTGCCGTTGATGGCATTCAGCTCGGCAACAACATTGGCAGTTCGACCCTGATCCCGGTTGAACTCTTCGAGCGACGTGTACAGGTCGGTGTTGTTGCCGCTGACCGTATCAAGCGCGTCATCGAGGCCAGTGAAACCAGACAGGGACCCGCCAGCCTTGGCGGTAGCCAGTGCAGACTGCAGAGTCGCTTGAGCCTGAGTGCGCAGCATTTTCACGGCATCGTCAGATGTGCCGCGCAACGACTTGAGCGCCGATTCAAGCGAGTTGCTGACCGTGGACAGATCGGTGACGCTCTGCGATGCGGTTGCGGACATATCGTTGAGCGAAGTGACCCGGGCGTTGTAGGCCTTGGTCGCGGCCTCACGCTCGGCACCAATGGCGCGGGTTAGCGCGCTACTGGCATTGCTGGCGATTCCCACCAAGGCATCTTTTATCGCTTGCGCAGCGTCCAGCGCAGCTTGCGAGGCATCCAGCGAAGCTTGCTCGGCGGCAGCCGCACGGCCTTCGAGGATGCTGTATGCAGCAGCGGCACTATTGCTCAGGCCCATCAGCTGGAAGTACATCGAGCGGCCAGCGTCAGTCGTGGTTTCGATGCTCTCGACCATCGCCCTGAAACCCGCCTTGTTTTCGGGCAGTGTCAGGTTGAGGCTCGCAAACTGAGCGCGAACAGCCGCGAGGGTATCGTCAGCCTTCTCGGTGTCGCTGAAAAAGGCGTCGTAATACGAGGTCGCGGCGGTCCGCAAGGCTTCCATTCCGCCTGCCATCGCGACGTACTGCTCAGTCAATTTACCGCCCCATACAGATACGGGCAGCGCATTCATGTTCAGCAGCTTGAACATGTCATTGATGCTGTACAGGTTGTCCACGAACTCCGTCAGCTGGACGAAGTTATAGTTGCCAATACCAGCATTGGTCGCATCGGAAATAGCAGTAACAGCAGCCTGACCAAGCTCGGTGTACCAGGCGTCCATCGCGGTAGCGATCTCTTCCTCGGTGCGATCTTGGGTGCTGATGTACTGCGTAGCCATGTTCAGGTTATCGAGCACACCCTCATTCATCGTCACGTTAAGACGGTGAAAGTTGTTCAGGGCGGTCAGGATCGTTTCGTTGTACCTGGCTCCAAGGGAATCAGTGAGCGCGTCATCCAGGCCGACTGGTACATATCGGGTCTTGCTCGACCCCGAGATCAAACCTCCCTTTTTCTTTTGCTTGAGGTAGCCACCGGCTTCAAAGCTGCCATCGTTCACGCCAAGCGAAATGCCAGAGTCCTTGGTCTGATAACCGGTCCCAAAGAGCTTGCCGCCCACCTTCTCATAAACAGCCTGGAATACGGTGGAGCCGGTGATCATTGCGGCAATCTTGCCACCAACCACCTTGCTCAAAATGTTGTCTTTGAATTCAAGCCAGCGAGCACCCATTGCAGGCGCGAACATTGCTGCCTGCCCGAGCGCGGTATCGCCGCCACTCTTCTGGATTGCATCACCATCTGGGCGCACGCCAGCCGAGTACAGCTTGCCAGACTGGTACATGCCCATGACGATTGCCAGCGGCCACATAGCCGCGGCGCTGCTCATCGCCGCGCTGATCTGACCGCCAAGTGATGCCGCTGTAGCGGCTGCACCAGCTTCGGCGGCGGCATAGGTTGCTGCAGTAGTGGTCGCAACGCCCGTGCCAAACTGCGCCCCGATGGCGGCTGCGCCTTCCGTTACCGCGCCAGACAATAGAGCGCCCGTTACACCTTCTGCTCCAACAATGACCGCTGTGTTTGCTGCGGTGACGCCGGTGAACGTCGATACGAGCTGTGAGAACCCCGACTTCAACGTTGTCGAAAGCCCGCTCAACATGTTGCTGTAATAGCCAGCGCCGCCGGAAATTGCACCGCTGACGCCACCCGAGGCATAGCCAGATGCCACGGACGAACCAACCCCGGTGATAGTGTTCCAGGCCGACAGCAAGTTTTGGCCGATGCCAGACAGGCCGCTGAACAGCCCGCCACCGGATGAGCCCGACGAGGATCCGCCGGCACTCCCTAGCAGCTTGCTCCAGACGGATGACAGGCCCTGGCCATTGTCAGTGCCGGTCAGCCAGTTGCTGATCGAAGCCAGCAGCGGCTTGGTGGTGAGCATGTGAGCGATTTCGCCCAAGGTCTGCTTGAAACCTGTCTTGAGGTTGTCCCACAGGCTTGCAGCGCCGTCGCCGATGTTTCCCCACGCATTGGCAAACGCCTCGTCGATGCGATCAATCGCACCCTCGGTCATCTGGCCCCAGATGGTGGCCTTGCTACGGTTTACCTCGTACTCGTTCCCGAGCTTTGCCAGCGCATCCTGATACTGGGCAGCATTGGCGGGGTACAGATCCATCGCGGCGTTGAGCGCTTTCTGATCCTCGACGTAGCTTTTCAGCAGAGCTGATTCCGGGTACAGGCGATCCATGATCCCGGTAGCGTTGCCAGCCTGTTGGGCAATCTTCACAGCATCCAGCTGCGCCTTGTTTGCAGCCAGAAGCTGTTTGTATTCCTCACTACCAACGGCGATGTTTTTACCCGCGAGGGCAATGGTCATCGACTTTTCAAGGTTGTAGGCCGCGAGCGCGTCCGCACCCTGAAGCGTAGCTTTGGCCTGGGCGATGACGTCGGCCGTTTCTTTACCCAAGTCATACGCAGCTTTGCTGACGTTCAGCCTGTCCTGAGCATCCTGTTGAGCAGTGAGTTTGGCGATAACTTCGGCACGTGCAGCAGACCCGGTTTTGAGCAGTGCCTCTTCGATCTTCTGCTGCAGGCCGAATTCGCGGGATTTGTCCGTGCCGGCCAGGTAGGCAGCGGCCAGCCCGGTGGCCGAGGCAATTGCGATGTCTGTATTGGCTTTGATATCCGCCAAGGCCTTAGCCTGGCTTTTTGCGAGAGCCGCGGCTGCCGCTTCAGCTGCCTTCTGAGCTTTTTTCTCTTCGTCGGTCTGGGTTTTTACAGCCGCTCTTCGTTCAGTACTAATGGTACCAAGGGCTTTGTGCTGTTCACGGTATGCATCTCCGGCAGCCTTACCTGTGGCCAGCAATGCGTCTCTCTCGTCTAGGGCGGCCGCAATAGAGTCCATGCGGGCCTGCGCTATTCCGGCCATGTTCGCGCGTACGCCGTCATACGCAGCGCTCATTGCGTCCCACCCTTCTGGGATAGCTTTGATGGCTGCGGCTAACGCTTGGATCCCGTTTAGCTGAGCATCAATCATGCTCGCGATTTCTACGACGGCGATCTGAATTGCCGCACGAAGGTTTGCGGGCATTTCAGAAAATGCTTGGCCTATGCTAAAAGACGAGCCAATAGCTTCGCCTGTGAATTCGTTGATCATGTCGGAGAGTTGGCCAATTTCTCGCCCGACCACCTGGGCCGTTGCGGCCCAGTTGCTCATACCCTCGATCGCTCCCGCCACAAACTCCCCGTTATCAAGGATGTCCGTCAGCGCATTGATACCATCCGAGAAAACACCTGTGGCTCCGGTTGCTTCGTTGATCTCCCCCACTACAGCAGAGTAATGGTTTCCCAGTTTGGTCAGGGCATCGCCAACTGTTGTCGGCATGTCTTCCGCGAGCTTTGCGTTTTGAGCCTGGGCCGCAATAAGTGCATCAACATATACTTTTGTTTGAAGCTTTCCCTCAGCCGCCATCTGCTTTACGGCGGTCTCGGACGTGCCCATGCTTTTGGCAAGATCGGCCACTGTAGTAGGGATAACTTCGAGTACCGCATTCCACTCGTCACCACCTAGCTTGCCAGTAATCATGGCCTTTGACAGAGCATCAATTGCCTGCGAGCCTTTCTCGGTCGTAGCGGCGTTGATGGTCAGCGCGCTGGACGCACTATCAATGAAGTTGATTGTGTCCTGAGTTGAGTAGCCCAGTTCCTTCATGGATTTGGAGCTGCGGATGAATAATTCCTGCTGCTCTTGGAGAGGCTTGTAAGTCCGGTCGCTGATCTCCATCAGCTGCTTCTGGACAGCACGATATTCGTCGGTGCTGCTGGTGACCATCTTAAGACGGCTAGCCATCTGACCATACGCGTCTGCCTGCTTGATCATTGACCCAGCAAGCCCGGCGCCCGCAGCGATAGCTAACGCAGACTTGATCACATTGGCCGCAGATTGAGCGCTTTTGCCCGCCCGATCAAAAGCGCCGTCCACGCCCGAAAGGCTTTTGTCTATTTTTTTACTCGTGCCGGAGACTGCGCTATCGGCAGTAGCTAATTCCCGGCGAAGTTGTGCAGTCGTCGCCTCAATCCGAATCAGCATGCCTTGAACGTCGGCGTCGGCCATTTATTTTTCCCCAGGCAAAAAAAAGCCCCGCACGGAGCGGGGCTATAGTGAAATCATTTGTCAGCTGCCAGAGTATTTCTGCTGGAGCAGCTGCAACCTCTTGCTGTTTTGTTCGGTGAAGCTTTCAGTGTCAAATAAGGTGATCTTGTCAGGACCATCAAGGCGATACACCTCAACAGTGAATATCGCATCTGCTGGAGCTTGTATCTTTCCCCAATCCCCATATTGATTAGGCAAAAGTACCCAACTGGCTTTCTCCCCTGGCTCTAAGCCGCCGCTGATTTCGTAATTGAACACATCCGAAAACCATGGAATTGATCGGCCTGCACTAGCTATGGTGCCCTTGAAAAACGCTCTGGAGATAGGGTGCGACGTGCCATTCTCAACCGAGATATGTATTACCGGCTCCCCGCGCGCAGAGTACTTCTGCTCACGCATTTCAAAGCGCGACTTGGTAACCAAAAACTTTTTAAGCTCTGCTGCCGCGCTAACTGACGCAGCCTGTCGTGCAGTCAGCTCTTGAATTTCTGCAAGAGCCTGCGCTTTCTCTTTTTGTTCACGCTCGATACGGATCTGAGCAGCCTGAGCCATTACTTGGTCAGCAGTCTTACCGTCCAACCCCTTACGGGTCTCATCGAATAACCCCTCGGCGCTCTTCTTGCCTGAAAGAACGCCCGCCACATCCATTTGGCTTACCGAAATCAACCCGAGATCCTGCTTGAACTGTGCCTGCTTTTCAGGCGAAAGGCTTTTAGTTACTTTTTCGACCGACTCTTTCAAGGACGCTTCCGAGCTGCCGTCTATCTTTGACTCACCGCAACCCGTGAGAACTAGAGCCGCCAGACCTGCAAGCAAAAACTTTGAATCCATTTTCATACTCTCCCTATTGATAGCGGCAATCTACCACCATCTGGGAATTTTGATCAAAGCGCACCGCGTGCCTACTTATCTTTCCTGCTCATAGCCGCGACCCGAAAGCCCATGCGCGCCTCCTTGGCCACCTGAACTTTCGACTGGCTGTCTTTCCTCTCGCAGCTTCCGTTCGGATTCGTGTCGATCATGAACTGGCGCTTTGAGTCCCAAGCCAGAAGGGTTTCCACCATCGGGGTGTCCCACGCTTGATCCGCTGACCAGCCAAGCCAGCCGGTAGCAATCTTGAAGATCAGGTCAACCGTGCTGACTTCCGGGCCTGCTTTTACTCGTTTCCCGACGCTTCTGCTTTCTCTTGTTCAATCTCAGCATCGGTCTTGCCGGCAGGGTTCAGCAGCGCATTGAGGAACGGAAGCACCTGGTTGGTAACGGTGTTCACGCCAGCAGCGAATACCTGCTCTTCAACCGCTTCGACATCTTTGCGCTTGCCAGTATCTACGCCGGTACCGGCCGCGATGATGAATGAAACATTGCTGACGTTGGCTACGCCAATGGCCTGCATCGCAGCAATGACACCGCCGAAACGACGCTCAATCTCGCGGAATGCGCGCAGGGTAGGTTTCAGGGTAAAGCTGATGTCGCCGCTGGTAACGATGACGGTACCGTGGCTGGTTTTCGAATCGGACATGGGAAGCACTCTCTAACAAATGTGGGGGTTGTGGACTGCCGCCGCGATGTGCGGCGACGGCAGAAGGGCTTACTCGGCTTCTACTTCGTAGATTTCCGAGTTGATACCCAGGGTGACGGTGCGTTTCAGCACGCCTTCAACGCTGATGCCGGTCTTTTTGTTGCTCATGACCTTGGCAGCGAAGTAATCGGTCTCGCCATCGACGTACACGACCTTGATCGGGTAGTCGAAGCGGGAACGATCAAGAAAGGCCTGAACCAGCGCCAACTGACCGGCGTCGCCAGCGTCAAAGCCGATCGACAGCTCGGACGAACCGGCATCAGCCAGACCTTTCAAATGCTGCGCTCGACCAGCAGCTAGGCCAGCGAAGGACACATCGTTGATGGTGTCGCCGTAGTCGCCGATGCTTTCCAGCTCACCGACCTCGACATAGGTCAGTCCAGTCAGCAGCGTGATTGCGGCAGCCGCGGTGGCTGGCAGCGCGGCAGTGAGGCGTGGACCGATATAAAGTCGCGTGCCAGCGCCGGTATTGATAGGCATGGGTAGTCCTCCTGAGGACAGGTGATAAAGCCGCGTGGCGGCGTGTCGGTTAGTGCTGGGTGATGATTCGGAGGGTGACGGCGCCCATGTAGGTACGCCCGTCTGGCTCGCGGTTTGAAGATGTTCTGAGCACGCGAATAGCAACCGCCCTGCCCGTGCTCAATGGGAGCTTGATGCCGTCCAGCGCCTGGGCGATTTCGGCATTGATCCGCTTTACTTCGGACTGGCCCTGATAGTCAGACCACACACTCAGGTACAGCAGCCGGTCTTCACGTTTCTTGCCAGACAGCGGCGAAGCGTTGCTGGCAATCTCGGTGTCGATCACGACATACGGGTACGGCGTGTCTTCCGGCACCGAGTCATAAACAGGCACCGTCAGCGCCGAGGTGAGCAGTTGGTAGAGCGCGACCTGCAGCGCAACAGATGGATCAGCCATTGCCAAGCTCTCCCGCAGCGCGCGCCAGCGTAGAGCTGATGGCGCCTTCAATGATTCGCACGATGTCTTCCTTGTTCATGTCGTACGAAGGCCGCAACCACGGGTGAGCGGCTCGGGCCGGGATGTCGGGATACTTACCGAAGAAGGCCATGCCGTTCGACTTGTTGCTCTCTCGACGCTTCCGGTTGCCCGAACGCTTGTCGCCGCTGTAGCCCTTGGTCCCGTATTCAACAAAGCGCATGTAGAAGAACTCCTTGTTGTTCTTCTTGCCCCTGATACCAATCTGGGCATCCAGGCCGCTTTTCGAAACAAACGCGGTGAGCGCCGCTGCGGCTTCGCCCGTATCCTTCGGGATCAGCTCCTGTTGCGCTGCCAAGACGATGTTTGCTGCTTCCTGCATTGCCCCGCGAAGCTCGTTATCAAGCCTGGTGTGAATGTTCCGAAGCGTTTTGCGAAGCTTGAAATCACCATCAAGACGCGAGCGGCGAGCCATGGTTACTCCTTGGCGTCGGCGCCTTTCGCTTTCGGGTCGGCCTTCGCCGCCGCTGCTTCAGTCACAGCTTCAGCAAGCTTTCGATCAATCAGATCCTTGCCGACGTCCGCTGCAACAGTGAACTCATCGCCGGACAGCTTCGAACCAAACGGGCCAGACAATCCGGCCAGTGCTCGTACTTTCATTGGAAATACCTCAGGGATGTGGAACGTTGGAGCACAGCAGCCGAAGCATGGAGCGCTCGTTGTCAGGCAGAACCGCCTCAATCAAGTAGGTGGTGGTTTTGTGCACCAGGCGCATCTGAGCGACGACGTCGGAACGCGGCCTGATTCGGATCTCGGCAGTCACCAATCCTGTGAGCTGATCAGCGACAACCGCAACCCGGCCGGTGGGCATGGTGATTTCCGCCCAAAGGCCTCCGTCAGGGATATCAGCCCAGCCGTCAACGAAACCGCCAGCACCGTCTTTAACTCGCTGCCGCGTCTGGAGCGTGCACCGGTTACGCAGTGGACCGGCGCGCATTACACGCCCAACCCAATACGGTACGGAGCGAGCAGCGAGCGAGACCCCATAGGCAGCACCGTCAAGCTGACGCCAACAGCGACGTCTTCCCGGTTTGCGTACAAGCTGCCCAGTATCAGCAAGCAGGCCGCGACAATGGATTTGGTGACCACAATGGGTTCATCGCCTGCCGTACCGTCGAGTACCGCAGCAGCCAATGCATCAGCGTCGGCATAAAACGCGCGATTGATGTACTGGCCAGCGCTGTCCTCTGCGGCTTCGAGTAGAAGCTGTACATGGTCACGATCAGCGTCATCAGCTCGGACGTGGAGCATGGCAACTGCGATATCGATAACCGACATGTTCAGTCCGCCTTTTTGGTTGCCTTTTTCCCTTTGCCGCTGGCATCGAGAGTAAGGTTTTGACCGAGCGGGTCGCTGGTCAGCGCCAGAGTGCTGCCACCTGGCTCTTCATCAAGAGTGACAACCGCTTCGTCGCCCGATTCGTCCAGCGCGGCATAGCCTTTCTGGATCAGTTCGCGCCCGTGCTGCTCACCCGTTTCGAATGATCGACCTTCGACCACAGTCACACCGCCCAGATACAGGGGCTTGAGAGTTTTCAGTTTCATGCTGCCTCCAATGGGGCCGCCAGCGCGGCGGCCCGTCTGGGGTTATACCGCTGGGGCGAAGGTGCCGTAGATGAACGCTTCCGGGCGCTTGACCGCCAGCGCCAGACGCTCTTCGCAGCGGATCGAGATCATGTTCTTCTCGAAGTCATCGGCGTTCTCGGTCGAGATCACCACGTTCGCGTCTTCACGGTCGAAGATTTGAGCGCCGGTTTGGAAGGCACCGGTGAGGAACTTGCCCAGGAATGCAGCCAGCTCAGTGGCAACAACCGGCAAACCCCACAGGGTTGGGCCAGCCAGGCTCAGCGGGTTGCCGATGATGTAACGACCCAGCGAGTCTTTGGTCAGCTCGATCTTGGCCCAGTCGGTGAAGTGCAGAACGTGGCCACTGGCGGGCAGGCGAGCCAACTGAGACTGAAGCATTGCCAGGCGCAACTGATCGATGAAAGTCAGTTCTTCCGGCACGAAAGCCGGGTCGTATGCGCTGGCCTGAGGAACGATGCCCTGCAAGTGCACACCGGTGCCGTCGCCGAACAGGATTTCGGACTCTTCGGCATATTTCAGGCCGTAGCGCATTTCAGCGTCGATGGTCGACTGCAGCTGCGCGAAGTCGTCCAGGATCTGCTTGGACGCCTTGAACATGTGCGCGATGGTCGTCACCGGGGTGATTTTGGTATCGAACACGATGTCGCTGTACGGCTTGGCGGTGTTCTCCGCAACCACGCGGGCTGCATTGGTGAAGCCGGTCTGCTGCACCCAGAAGATTGCAGGGGAAGTGGTGCGGCCCGGTGCAATCAAATCACGGATGAACAGGCGCTGTTTGGGCATAACATCAATGCCAGGCAAACGCTGAGGCTCGACAACACCCTGTGCCACGCCAGTGCTGAGCAGCGCGGCATTCACCGGCACGCTTACACGACGGTTACCCTGGATGCTCTTGGCGAACTCGACCAGAGCCTCGCTCTTGATCACGGTGCCGCCCAGCGATTCAATCTGCTGGGCCGATGCCTGCGTAGGCAGACGGGCGAATTCTTGCTCCAGCTCACCCAACTGGGATTTCAGCTGCTTTTCAGCTTCGGTCAGGGTGTTGAATTTCAAGGCCATCTCATCGACAGCAGCCTTGGTTTCAGCGGACAGGGCGCCAGCTTTTTTGGCTTCGCCGAGGGCGGATTCAGCTTTTGCGCTGAACTCGCTGGATGCCTTTTCCAGCTCGGCGCTCATTTTCGCAAGCAGTTGGGCTTGTTCAGACATTTTGAATTTCCTTAGTTGGTAGCGGCTGCCGAGAAACGTGCGAGGGCGCGTTCAAGATCGGCGATAGGTTCGGCCAGGCTGGCCAGGCTTTCGGCAGCGTCTTGCTTACCGGGTCCGACAGCGTCATGCGTGCCGGACTTGATCTCTTGAATCAGGGAGCGGCGCTCACTGCGCGGCATACCCTGCTTGGCAAGGAGAAGGTCGAGCTTTCGAGCGGCAATCACACTGCTCTGCGCCTTCGTCCCTTCCTTGATTGAATCTGAATCGAGAAGCGAATCGGCAAACCCCTGCTCAACCGCGGCGGAGCCGCCGATCCAGCTTTCGGAATCCATGAGCTTCTGCATGGCCTTGAGCTCGCCGCCGGTGCGGGCTGCGTAGATGTCGCCCATCGCAGCGTCAAACGGCTCCATCATGTCTGCGATTTCGCGAAACTGATGGCGGTTACCGGCGGCGATGGTCCAACCGTTGTGGATCATCAGAAAGCCAGATCGGGCGACCTGAATCTCATCACCGGCCATGGCAATGATCGAGGCCGCAGAAGCGGCCAGACCCAGCACCTTCACCGTGACGTGACCTTTGTACTCGCGGAGGATGTTGTAGATCGCCAGCCCCTCGAACATGTCGCCGCCCGGGGAGTTGATGTTGACGGTGACGTCGGCGCCATTGATCGAGCGAAGCGCTGCGCTGATGCGCTTGGCCGTGACACCCTCCCCCGACCATGGGTCAAAGCCGATGGCATCGAGTACCGAAATGGTGTTTTTGTCGTCTTCAGCAGCAGCTTGAATGCCTGCGTTCCAGCGCTCCATGGCTTGCGGCATCAGATCAAAGGAAACGCCCGCGCACGGACGACCCGCCGGCGCTGCCGGAAGGCTTCGAATAGTCATGGGTCAGTCTCCAGGGTTGCCGGAGCTCCGGCCTTGTTCATTCGGTGTGAGCCAGGCGGTCAACGCGGCGCGGACTTGCTCGCCGCTGCCCGCGCCTTGCCCCAGCATTTCAATTGGCAGCAGGTTCGACTGCACGGTGTAGACGTCGCCGCCTGGGATCGGCGGAAGGTTTTCAAGGCGCCGGACCTCGTTGCGGCTCATCCAGCCGTTCTGTAGGCAGATGTTGTAATAGCTCGCCCGTCCCTGGCTGTCAGCCCGTAGCAGACCTTCAACCGAGAATTCCGCAAAGTAGCGGTCGTCGCGATCGAGCAGACAACGAATGATTTCCTGTTCGATGTTTTCCAGCAGCGGCCGCAGGCAGTTGGTGAGGAACTGCAGGTTTTGCCCCTCTACGCTGGAAGCCCAGCTGCTCTGCTTGTCCATGTGTCCCACCATGAACGGTGGCACCCGGAACCAGCGACACACCTCTTCGATGCCGTAGGAGCGGGACTCAAGCATTTGAGCCGCTTCGGGGTTCATGGTGATGCCCTGGTACTTCAACCCCGCCTCGGCGACCATGATCTTGCCGGCGTTTTTGGAGCCCATGAAAGCTAAGGCTTT